GAGAAAGAAACCATTTATTGATGACTTTGTTACAGACCCTTCGATGAACTGGTCTGCAATAAATGACATACAAAATACCAATCTAAGACAGTAACAATTAACTGGAGCAGACTATGCCCGTTGAACGCATAAATGGTGCCCCACAAGGCGATATTGAAATCGATGTGGAGATGGAAGACCTCCCAGAGATTGAGATTGAATTCGATGAAGAGGGCGGCGTTACCGTCAACCTTGATGAGAGTGAGGACGACGTAGCGTTCGACACCAACTTGGCTGAAGTAGTGCCAGAGGAAACGCTGGCCGAGATTTCCGAAAACCTCATGATGTTGTTTGAGGCGGACGTTACTTCGCGTGATGATTGGGAAAAACAATACGCACAGGGCTTGGAGCTACTGGGCTTCTCAATGGAGGAGCGCACTAAGCCGTTCAAGGGCGCGTGTGGCGTGTATCACCCACTGCTGTCAGAGGCGATTGTGCAGTTCCAAGCGCAAGCCTTGAAGGAGTTGATGCCAGCCGGTGGCCCTGTTAGAACGCAGGTATTGGGCAAAGAGACGCGCGAGAAGTTAATGCAAGCGCAGCGTGTGAAGGAGTTCATGAACTACCAGATCACGACAGTCATGCAGGAGTACACACCTGACTTTGATCAGTTGCTGTTCTATACAGGCTACGGTGGTTCTGCGTTTAAGAAGATTTACTACGACTTTGACAAAGGTCGTATGGTCAGCCGTTTGATTCCTGCTGATAACTTGTACATCCCGTACAACGGCTCATCCGTGATGAGTGAGTGTGAGCGGATCAGCTACAAGTTCCCGATGTCGGTAAATGCGTACCGCAAGGCGGTAGCGCGTGGCCAGTATCTGGATATGGCGGAGCCGACAACGACGCAAGAGCAGACACAGATTGAGGAAGCCAAGGATAAGTTAGTAGGCCAAGTCCCCGCAGGGGATGAGGAAGAGATGACGTTCATTGAGTTTCAGGTGGACTACGATCTTCCCGGCTTTGAACATACGGATGAAGAGGGCGAAGCTACTGGCATCAAGCTGCCGTATGTCATCACGATTGATGAGACCTCGGGCAAAGTTATCGGCATTCGTCGTAACTGGACAGAGGGCGAGGAAGAGAAGCAGCGCAAGGAATACTACGTGCATTACCTGCTAGTGCAGGGTCCGGGCGCGTATGGCTTGGGCTTCTTGCATCTGATTGGTGGTCTGTCGAAGACAGCATCGGCAGCACTACGTCAGTTGGTAGATGCCGGTACGTTGTCTAACCTTCCTGCTGGTTTCAAGGCAAAGGGCGCACGTATTGAGAATGACGATGTGCCGATCTCTCCGGGCGAATGGCGTGACATCGATGCAGGGGGCATGGAGTTGTCACAGTCGCTCTTGCCGCTGCCGTATAAGGAGCCAAGCCAGACGCTATTTGGTTTGTTGGGCTTCTGCGTAGATGCGGGTCGTCGGTTGTCGTCGATTACGGACTTGCAGGTTGGTGACAGCAATCAGAATGCGGCAGTCGGTACGACGATTGCGCTGCTAGAGAAGGGTTCGTCGGTCATGTCGGCGATCCACAAGCGTTTGCACTATGCGCAGAAGCTGGAGTTCCAGCTCTTGGCAAAAGGCTTTGCAGAGTATTTGCCAGATGAGTATCCGTATGATGTGCCGGGGGAGACTCGGAAGATCAAGCGAAAGGACTTTGATGATCGCATCGATGTATTGCCGGTGTCTGATCCCAATATCTTCTCGATTGCTCAACGCATCACTATGGCGCAAACGCAGCTCCAGCTTGCTCAAAGCGCCCCACAGATGCATAACCTGTATGAAGCCTATCGACGTATGTACGAGGCCATTGGGGTTAAGGATATAGATGCCATTTTGGTAAGTCAGAATATTGATAAACCAAAAGATCCGGCCAGCGAGAACTCACAGGCGATGGATGGTTCGCCATTGAAAGCCTTTGCGGGTCAGCAACACGATGCACATATCTTGAGCCATATCCTGTTTGGTCTGTCCCCCATTGTTGGGGCGATGCCGCAGGTAGGCATGACGCTTTTAAAGCATATTTTTGACCACATCACCAAGAAAGCAGAGGAGTTTGTAGAGGCGGAGTTGTTCCGCCAATACGGAACAGACCCTGACCAGCTTGTTTCTCCGCTTCAGCGCGAGGCTATGGTGGCGTTAAAGGTGGCGGAGTTCTACCAAGAGGTCAAGCAACTACAAGAGCAGCTTTCCGGAGCCAATCAGCCCCCGCCTGACCCTCTAATTGAGCTGAAAAAGCAGGAGTTGGCCAATACCGCCCAGCGTGATCAGGTCAATGCGCAGATTGCACAGCAGAAAGTTATGCTGGATCAGCAGCGAGAGGACAATGATGTGCGTATGGATCAGGCCAAACTGGTTCAAGCACAGCGTTTGGCGGATGAGCGCAACATGGTTGCGATGATGAAGCAGTCTGGTGGTGGTCAAGGAGGGCAAAGACGTGAATAGGAAACCCGCAAAAGTGATGCAAATGCGGTCTAAGCCGCTAAAAGCACCCAAAAATGTTCCACGTGGAACAATTAGCGACCCAAAGCCCACCTTTGTTTATCGCAAAGATGCCTTCAAGAAAGTGAAAATCACATAAAAGTAGTGTTTTTGTAGAAATACACATGCATAATAAGCATGTAGCCTTCAGATAGGGCGTGTACTGTCTGCGAACTTGGGAGAACCCATGCTGCAATTTAGCGAAAGCGTGTTACACGCTGTCCGTATCCTGAAAAAACAAACCGAAGAAATGGTGATCACGGGTACGGTGCGAGATATGGAGCAGTACAAGTTCCTGATGGGCCGTTTGGAAGGGTACAAATTTGTGGAAGCCGCTGTTTTGGCGCTTCTTAAAGAAAACCCTGACAATTAAGGACATTTCAGGATGACTAAAACTGCTTTGGAAGAAAAATGGGAGCACGAAGCGGCTCTGGAGGCTGAAGAAGGGCCTACTTTAGATGATGCTTATGCAGACGACGGCAGTCTTGTTGTTGAAAACCTCGAAGGCCCCGTCATTGACCGTATCCCCCGACCCACGGGCTGGCGTATTGTCATTCTCCCCTACCGTGGGGCAGAAAAAACCAAAGGCGGCATTGTTCTCGCCAACCAAACCCAAGAAAAACAGCAACTAACGACTGTCTGTGGCTATGTTTTGGCCGTAGGTGATCTTGCCTACAAAGACGAAGGTAAATTTCCCAATGGCGCTTGGTGTGAAAAGGGTGATTGGGTAATTTTCGGCCGCTATGCGGGTGCGCGTATCGGTTTAGACGGCGGGGAAATCCGGATTCTCAATGATGATGAGATTCTCGCCCGTATTAACAACCCAGAAGACATTCTGCACATGTGAGGTTAGCTATGGCAAACACTGTTCCAGACAGTCAACTAGAGTTCAATCTAGGCGAAGGGGAGGAAGAGACCACCGTTCAGCTTCCTGAACAGGAAGAGGACTCAGTCTTTGAAAAAGAACCTCGACAAGAGGCTCCTGCCCCCGTAGAGGCGAAAAAGCAGGAGGCGTTGAGCCAAGAACTGGACAACGTCAGCGAAAACGTCCAAAAGCGCATTGCTAAGTTGACAGCAAAGATGCGGGAGGCGGAGCGTCGTGAACAAGCGGCGATTGAGTACGCCAAAGGCGTTCAAGCCAAGTCACAGGAGCTACAAAGACAGCTTGAGGTAACGGATACCAGCCGTCTTTCTGAGGCCAAGTCTAGGATGGAAACACAAGCGGCCACGCTTAAATCCATCATCAAGCGCGCTCGTGAAGAGGGCGATATTGATACAGAAACAGAGGCCCATGAGCGGTTATTCCAACTGACCATGGAGTCTCAGCAGGTTTCTCAGCATTTGTCGTCTCGCGCGCGTCAGGAAGAAGAGGTAGCGGCCCAACAGGCACAGCCTCGTCAGGCCGCACCACAGCAAGCCGCACCACAGCGCTCACGTCCAAGCCCAAGGGCAGAGGAATGGGCGGAAAATAACGCATGGTTTGGGAAAGATAAGACCATGACCTATGCGGCATGGGGAATTCATGCCACTATGGTGGAAGAGGAGGGGTTTGACCCCGAGTCGGAGGAGTACTATACTGAATTAGACAACAGACTTCGGTCAGAATTTCCGCAGAAATTCGGGAGTTACTACTCTAAGTCTGCTGAACCAGTATCCAGACAACGGCAGAACGTGCCAGCCGTTGCTCCTGCATCCCGTAGTTCCGGGGTTAATAGTGCACGCAAGACGGTGAAACTTTCACCGAGTCAAGTTGCTATCGCAAAAAGATTGGGTGTTCCTCTCGAGGAATATGCCAAACACGTAAAGGAGTAAAAAATGAGCCAAGAAAAACTTACCATTGATCGTGCCCCTCGCGGTACTCGCGAGAAGGAAACACGCCGGAAGCCTTGGACTCCTCCATCGCGTTTGGATGCACCCCCTGCCCCTGATGGTTTCCAGCATCGCTGGATTCGGTCGGAGATTAATGGGTTTGAAGATAAGCAGCACGTCTATGGCAGACTCCGCGAGGGCTATGAGCTTGTTCGCAATGAGGAGTTGCCAGAGGAATATCGCAACACACTGCCTACCATCGATGATGGTAAACATGCTGGTGTGGTGGCGGTAGGAGGCCTGATGCTTGCTCGTATCCCTAATGAGACTCTTGCTGAACGCAATGCTCACTACAATCGTAAGGCGCAGGATCAGATTCAAGCGGTAGACAATGAGTTGATGCGTGAAAACGCGCACTCGACGATGCGGATACAGGCTCCAGAACGGAGCACTCGCACTACTTTCGGTAGTCGTTAAGACTACATAACCCTTTAGGAGCTATACATGGCAAACGTAGATAAAGCCTATGGTCTCCGCCCCATGGGTAACCTTTCTGCTACTGGTGCACAGAAGCAGTATGGTTACATCATCGCGGACAACCAATCGGGCGCTATTTATCAGGGTGACCTAGTTACCCTTGTTGGCGGCTACCTTGTTAGATATGTCAGTGGCACTCATGCTACGGCTGTTGGCGTATTTAACGGTTGCAGCTATATCGATCCAACCTCTGGTAAGCCGACTTGGAGCAATTACTATCCCGGTTCGGTGAACATCACGACAGGTCAAATTGTCGCTGAAGTTCTGGATGATCCTAATCAGCTGTTCATTATTCAAGCTGATGAAGACGTGGTTCAAGCAGATATTGGCCAGAATGCGGCTGTTGCCTACACGGCAGGTAGCAACATCACTGGTATTTCTGCAATGGAGTTGGATTCGTCCACTATCCTGACCACTAATACCTTGGTCCTAAAGATTGTTGGTCTGTACAACATTCCAAACAATTCTTTGGGTGAAAACTTCACTCAAGTTGTCGTAAAGATCAATGCGCATCAATACGGCAGCATCGGTGTTGCTGGCCTGACCTAATAGGAGCTAAATCATGGCTATTTCCCGTTCGCAACTC